GTGCCGGATCCGCTCACCACCTCGTTGCCCTGCGGCACGCCGTCGCAGATCACGTTCACCGTCTTGCGGGTCATCACCAGGCTGGACGCGCTGGCAGCAGCGCCGCCGGTCACCGCGCAGTCGGTGTACACCGCATCGTCAAACAGTTCGATCAGGTACTTAATGCCCGCGAACTCCTGCACGATGCCATCACCGCCCTCGGTCAGGATCTCGCTCCCAGACTCTAGCAGCAGCGCACCGGAAGCCACGCGCTCGGCCACCGTGTAGATGTCTGTCACGTCCACGCCAACATCGATGAACTCGCCATCGGTCACGAACTCAGACGGCGCGGTGATCTGCTGGCTGCGCATGATGCTGAACGCCGCCATCGTGCCGTCGGTAGTGTTGGTGAGCAGCAGCAGGTCGGCCTCGTCGGTGCTAGTGGCGCGTCGGATCGCCATCCGCTGCGGGCCTTTCAGCAGGTGCCCGGACAGCAGCGAGATCCGCTGCGTGATGTAGGTCAGCTGCGTGTCCGCGAAGACGAACTCGTTGAGAGACTTGCCCTGGCGCTGGATGAAGACCGTGCCGCTCTCGACCGACTGCACCCGCGTGCCAGGCTTGATGCCGTTGCGGGACACGTTCTTGAACGTGAACGTCAACGGGGTGATCGGATCTGATCCCTGCTGCGGGACGAAGAACTCGCCGCCGGTGGTGAACACCTGGAAGTCGCGGCCGCTGATGATGTCGGTGATGACGTTCAGATCATTCGTATCAAGCGTTGCCTCGACCGCGTCATCGTCCAAGTTCTCGGTCGGCACGAACTCGTAGAAGAGCCCGATCTTCGAGCCCCAGATCGTGCTGGGCCTTGATTTGCTGCCGCCAAAGAACAGCCGTCCCTCGTGGAAGCTCACCGTCCTCGGCCATCCGCGACTGGCAGACCAGACATTCTCGTATCCGTGCTCCAGTTCCCAATTGCCTGCAGCAATAGCAGACGTGCTGAAGAACGGGTACTCGACCACCGCATTCACTACCGTCGCGCTGACGTACTGCACGATCCTGGCGCGACCCTGCGGGTTGGCATTGACATACTGGTTGACCGATTCGGTTGTCCAAGTGGTGATCTGGTAATTGCTCGCGCTAGTTGGCTGGGTCGTCCATGCCGGGGTTACCGTCGCGACCTTGGTACTGCCGACATAGTCCTCGATGATCCTGATCTCTCCCACGCCAGGCCCGCTGGTGATCGTGACGTACATGCCGTTATAGATATCGTTGGTGGCGCTCGCGGTCGACTTCAGCGTGATTGTGGTCGCCGATCCGGCCTGCGCTGCGCCACTGTCGTGGTGCGTAGTCGATGCGGTCAACGTGATGTTCCCGCTCACCGCGCTCGGCGTCAGCGTCGAACCGTTGTTCGTGTGGAAGTCGATGTTGAATGCGTACTTCGGGATGCTGTCGAACGTGATGGTGGTGGCCGTCCAGGCGCTGTCGCTGGTGCGCTGGATCTGCACCGGCTGCAGATCAGGATGCACGACGATCAGCGTGTCAGCCGACTGTGTCCAACACATGTCGTCGACAATCGCACTGGTGATGCTCGAGACAGACAGGTAGTCGTTCCCGCTGCCGTTGATGTTGGTGATCAGCGCCCCGTTCTTGATGACGTACATGCGCTGATGAACGAAGCAGAGCATGTAGCTGTCGTCGACAGAGAACTGGAACGACACCAGGCGCACACCGTCCGAGGCGTTGCTCGGGAGCTCTGCGACGTACTTGGTGCCAGGCCGGCGGCGCATGCCACCCTGCGGCTGGATCAGGACATTGGTGGCCTTGGCCAGCGCGTTGTTGTAGGCCTGCAGGTCGACTCGAGCCCGCAGCAGGGGATCGAGCTCGCCCGTCGAGAAGTTGCTCTGCAGGTCGACGAAGCGCGGCATCAGTACCTCACCGCCACCAGCGTGTAGTCCTCTATCACCCGGCTCGGGTTACCCTGCGCATCCATCTGGCAGGCCTGCCGGAAATAACCCCCGCGCATGTTCTCAGCCGGGTCGCCCAGCGCCACCCGCTGCCAGCGCAGAGACTTGTCCTGCTGCTCGGTGATCGCCTCGGCAATGTGCCAGGCCATCTGGTATTTCAGCAGCTGCACGAAGTATTGCGGCATCGCGTATTCGGGCACGCTGTACTGGTAATCGATGAAGACCGCGGTCAGGTTGGTGAGCAGCTGGTCGCCCTGGATCTCCCAATCCTTGTCGATCGGGGTGCCTACATTGCTGCTCGGGTATACCGCCATCGGGTTGCCCAGGCGATCGCCAGGCAACTGGTAGGCGTACTTCCAATAGCTGCCGGGCGCGGTCACCAGCTGCGCCAGCGCGATCTTCTTCATCGAGAAGCTCCACCGGTACATCGTCAGGGTGGAGTCGCGAACATTGGGGTAGAGCCGGTCGCAGACCGAGCTCGAGTCGGTGCCGTCGTTGAATGAGGTGATCGCCTTTGCGCCCAGCATGAGCAGCGCGTCCGAGCAGATCCTGACTCCCGTATCACCTGCAGCCATTGCGGCCCCTCAATGTGAGAAAGGCCAGCCTCCGCTCGAGGCGAAAGCCGGCCCTTCTGGTTGCTGCTGCTATTAGTCGCTGTCGGTCACGGTGATCGACGTGCCATCCGACACATCGACAACGGTGCCACTGTTCGACACCACAACCACCAGGTTGGCGGTCGGGGTTGCCGTGTCGTAGCAATAGACCAAGTCGCCGACTTTCATCAGCGAGGCCACGTCGTTGAAGTAACCCGACGTGTTCACGGTGGCGATCGCATCAGCAGACTGGTAAGACCAGATCTGCGGTGCGTTGCCAGCCTTGGAACCGGCGACCAATGCAAGACCAGTGCTCGAAAATGCCATGATCTGCTCCTTATTCGCGGCAAGTGATCTGAACGATGCCCTCGGCGTCGATCGCTACCGCGTTGGCCGAGAACACCTCGTTGACCAGCCAGCTGGTCTTTTCCGGGATGTAGTTGATCTCGGTGCGCATTGCGATGCCCTCGCCGTAGCCGATTGCCTGCTGATGGAACGCGAAGACCTTGCGGTCGCTCGAACCATCGATCGGCAGCCCGCCCTCGGCACGGTCGCCCAGAACGTGGAAGGTGAAGCCCAGGAACGTGTTGAGCTCGCCCTGAACCAGCGCCTTGACCGTGTTGAAGTCGCTGCTGGTGACCGAGGTCTCAGACAGCAGGTTCGACAGGCTGTTGGCGTGGATCACAATGTGACGGCCCTCAGGCGGCACATTGTTCTTGTCGAGCAGGCGCTTCGCGTCGCGGAGCTTGGCCAGGTTCAGGTTGGTGTTCGACCCGCCGATGCTGTTCGCAACGGTGGCAGTCGTGCTTGAGTTGACCAGCGCGTCGATGATCATCTGATCCTGACGGCGGCCGACAGCGGCGGCGACAACCTGCACAAGCTCCTGGCGCTCGTCGAAGTTGACCTTGGCCTGGCTGAAGATGTCGCTGTACTCAGCGGCATTCCAGTCCTGCAGGGTCAGCGTGACTTGCGAGAAGCTCGCGTTGATGGGGGTAACGTCGGTTTGCGGAACGCGCAGGGTAGCGGTGCCTTTGCCGACCTTGGGGAATTTGACGATAGAACCTTCGACTCCGCGACGCGCCCTGGTGGCCCCGACAAGCATTGCCTTGCCTTGGTAGGCTTGCTTGACTTCTGCGTCGAACAGAGTGACGAAGGCATTGGAAAGACCGATTGCCATTTGATCACCTCATTCGGTTGAAAACTTGGGGTTCTCGCGCCGGTGGGCCTGCGTTGCACAGGGCCGAATGCTTGCTGGTTGCGCCAGCCACTCGTCAGCTTCCGCTGCGGTGAGGGTCGGGTAAACCCGGTGGGCCTTGACGCCGATTCTATTTCCTGATCGTCCCGTTTGACAAGTGGACGAAAAAAGACCCGGCGGGGAGGCCGGGTCAATCCATCAGGGAGGAGGAGACTACAGGGCTATTGTAGGACTGCTTGGAATAGTCTTTCAACCTTCTGACGGTAGGCGGCGTCCGTCTTGTATCGCGGGTCGCCCACCATCTGGTAGAGCTCTTCCTTGCTGGGCGCACCTTCCATCGGCGCGACCTCGATCGGGATCCGGCCCTCGTAAGACTCGCGGAGCTTCATCAGCGCACGGATGCCACCTGCGGTGCCGCCCATGATCTTGAACTCCTCAAAATCGTCCTTGCCCCAGACGCCCTTATTGACCAGGCCTCGGGCCCAGTCGACCATGCCGCCGATCACTGCGTTGGCATTCGGCCCCAGCTTTTTCATCTCGACAGCCGGATCGACCATCTCGCCCTGCATGAGCTCCTTGGCCTGCGTCTGCAGCGTGCCGACCAGGTCGTCGAAGTCGGCCTGGCTGAGACCGCGCTCTTTCGCCCAGCCCGTCAGCGCATTGGCCATCGGATTCTCGGCGTTGCCATCGCCGAACGCGGTCAGGTCGTACTTGCCGTCAGCTGGAGCGTTGTGCTGGCCCTTGCTGATCTTGGCTCGCAGATCGCGCCAGGACTTCGCGATGCCCTCGAGATCAGGCTCGTTCGCGTCCTTCTTCCAGAAGTTCTCGGGCCAGTAGTCCGGGCGCTCGAGGGGATCCTCGGGTGCTGGTGCGCTGGGGTCAGCGGCGCGGTGATCGATCTGCGCTGCTTGGGGGCTTGCCGGCTTGCTGTCGTCTTCAACCGTGACACTGTCGAGTAGGCCGGTGCTGCCGGGCTCGTTTGCGGTTTCGCTCAAAGGTTCCTCGCTCTTTTGATCCGCGCCTGGATGTCCCGCACAACCGACCGCTGACCGTCAGCGTAGTAAGCGTGCGATGGGTCGGTGCCGGGCACGGCGATCGGCACGTCGACGTACATGTGGCGCAGCCAGATCAGGAGCTTCTGGCCGTCCTCTCCGTTGAATACGCGCAGCACCAGGCGGTCTAAATCGTCGCGCTTCTGGTCTGCCTCGCGGATGTCGGGCGTCGCGAGCGCCTCGATCTCGTCCCAGCCGCTCAAGCGGGCGCTCCTGCCGGCGCTGCGCCTTGGGCTTGCATGGCAGCCTGCTGCATCATCATCGCTTCCATCTGCCGGTTCTGGGCCTCTTCCATGAGCACGGCACGCTCTTCGCGGGTGTTGCGCACGGTGGCCGGCACGCCGAGCTTGTCGCCGATGTAGTCGACCACCGCGTCACCTTTGAGCGCCAGCTGGCCGTCAGGCCCGAACGCCTGCATCAATTGCGCGTACTGGAGGATGGCATTAACCTCCTCCATGTTCTGCGCTTGTGCGAGCGGCGCGACGGGGGTGACTTTTACCTCGAGACCGTTGACACGCAACGGCAGATCGATCATTCCGCGCTCGTCCATGACCTCGAGGATCTTGGCCACCAGCGGGATCATCGTCTCGTTGATCAGGCGTCCGAACGCCGAGCCCAGGTTCTGCGCGAGCTCCTTCATCCGCTCGACGATCTCGGTGGCCGAGCGGGCGCTCATGTTCTCGGGCGGCAGCGACTCATCGAGCAGGATGCGCTTGATGCTGCCCATCAGGTCGTTGATCACCAGCTGCGACACGTTGAAGTCACCAGAGCGGGGCAGGGGCTGCAGGCTCGCACCCTGGGGGCCGCCATTGCGTGCCACCGGGATGATCGCACCCGGCACGATCTTGACCGTCGCGGGGTTCAGCACGCCATCGTCGGCCGCCGTGTAGACACCGGCCACCGCGAGTGATGCGTTCTTGAGCAGGAGCTCCTTGGTCTTGTTCAGCGTCTTGATGTCGGGGAGCGCCGTGATCAGAGGCCCGCGACCGTAGATCTCACCCGCGACCTTCATGTAGCGCGAGATCACCCAGGGCGAGGTTTTGCGCCGCCGGTAGACTATCTCCTGCTTCGAGATCTTGTCGATGACGTGATAGCAGTAGTCGCCGCGCTTGTAGTCGTGGATCGTCGCCTCGACCAGGTCGACATCATCGGTGGGCTTCTGCTCGATCCGCATCTGCACTTCAGCCGGCAGCTTCGCGTCCGGCCACTGGCGCTGGATCGACTCGCCCTTCATGCGCATTTTGCGGTAGACGTTGTCCACCTGGCCGTTCGCGCCCTCCTCGTAGCAGACCAGGAACAGCGGCACCGGGATGAAGTTGATCGGCGTCACGTCGTCGCCCGGCTGCACCATCATGCAGGCCGTGCCGACAGCGAGATCCAGCAGGAACTCGCCGATCGCGATGTCGAAGTTCGACTGCTTGAGCACGGCGAACATCTTGTCGCCGTATGCGTCCAGGATCGCCTGCGCTTGCTGCGTGCGCTCGATCGGAATCGACGGGCCAGGCTCAAGCCGCGACCACTTGCGCTGCGGCGGGAAGACCACCGACTGCAGCCGGTTGGCAAACCGCTGGGTGCTGTTGATGGCAGTCGAATCGAAGACGCGCTGCATCTTCTTCGTGCCCGTGCTGCCGCCTTCCCAGATGCCGTACAGCTGGCGCTGCGGGAGCGCGAACTCGTAGGCGTCCTGGTAGATCTGCTGGAACTCGTCCTTCTTCTTCTGGGCCGCGTCGTGGCGCTTGAGTATCTGCTCTGGCGTCAGCCGCATCCCGCCTGTGTTCTTGTCGTATTCCATATCAAGCCTCGGCCTTGTACTTCTCGAGCAGATTGCGACCCTTCGCGGCCAGACGCTGCGCAGCAGCTGCGGTGCGCGGAGCAGGTTCGCCCCATGCTCGAGCCGCCAACGCAAGCCGCGTCGGCTCACCCTTGTCGTTGACCAGCGGGCCTGACGGATTGGTGTAGAACCGCGTGAGGAATGAACCCTTGCGGCGAGCACGCTGGCCGGTAGGGCTCGATTCCTTCACGCCGGGCTGGAGGTTTCCGCTCTCGCCCGTCGACTCGTAATGCCGCCTGCCGGCCTCTGTCAGCCCGCCTTCTGGATCCTTGTAGCGAGCCTTCATCGCTGGTGTTCTCAGCGTGCCTCGAGCGCCGTCACCTTGGCCTTCAAAGTCTCGACTTGCTGCATGAGTTCTTGGATTGCCGCCGCGAGGGTTGCTACCAAGAAGCTGGTATCAATGCCTTGGTAAACAGGCTTACCTTCCTTGTCCACCGCATCTTTTTCGCCAGTCACGCACTGAGGCACGACAGCTTGCAGTTCGTGAGCAATGAAGCCTTCACCGTCAGATCCATCTGCTTTCCATTTGTAGGTCACAGGTTTAAGCGCGGCAACTTTTGCTAATGCGCCTGACATTGGAGTGATGTTGTCTTTAAGCCGGTAATCGGAGGAGGTGCTGTAGGCAACAGTATTTGTGGCGTTTGCGGAAATTTCACCTTGCGCAGTACCGGACGAATTAACAAACCGAATAAAAGTCGTGCCCGCAGTTGTATAGGTTGTTTGCAGAACAATGCCATTAACGGTTTGCCCGTCAAACGATGATGAATATTTGCCGCCCTGAATAGCACTCGTCGTCCCAACCAACAAATTCCCACTAGCATCCACGCCCGCCCGCCTGGTGCCACCAGTCGAGATCGCCACCGTGTCAGCCGCAGGAAAGTAAATCCCGGTGTTCTGATCACCCTGTGCGGCGATCGCCGGCGTGGCCTCCGCACCAGCAGGAACGCTGTCAAACAGTTCTTGGATGGTGATCTTCTTGCTGCGGTCTGCAGCAGAAGCCTCGCTGATGTCAACGATGTAGAGCAGGTCGCCGGTGGCGGTGTTGGCACCCGTCAGAGACGTGAGTGCAGATACGGCTTTGTCAGTCATGGTCAACTCTCCAAAAGTAGAAGGTCAAGATCCTCAAGTAGGGCGTCGTACCCGTCCTCGAACTCAAGGTTGTCAAACAGCGATTCGTCGTTCTCAAACAGCAGATAGGACGAATCCTCTAGCAGCACATTGCCGCCATCCTCGAGCTCGACGTTGTAGGACAGGTAGTCGGTGCTCTCGAGGAGGATGTAGCCACCGTCCT